TAGAAAAACGTAATGCTTGATAAAATAGCAGTCGGTTTGGGAGCTAAAGCATTAGTAGGTGCTGTTGGCAGTGCCGTATCTGGTGCTTATGGTGTTGTGTCTAAAACCGGTCAAGCTCTTGGCGCTGCTGGGAAAGCTCTTACTAATGCCGGTCAAAATACTTCTAATCAGAACAACAATGTTATAACTGGCAAATTTGGAATGGCAGGTACTGCTGGCCGTCAAAAAGTTACTGGCGGCGGTACACTGCCAGCTCCAAAAGCTATTGCAAAGCCACAAGTGTCTAGCAAGATGCCAACAGAGGCATTGTTAGATACCGCTGTAAAGTATCTAGTATCAATCGACAAGTCTCTCAAGTCACAAGTCGAGTTTGAAAGACGCTCTTACCAAGAACAAGCACAGGTTGAGCGTGAAGCAATTATTGAAACCAAATCGGCTACTACGTTCAGTGATATAAAAGATCGACTATCTGGTTTTAAATCAGATGTTAAAGATAATGCAAGCACTGCAGCAACAATTGCCAAGTTTGCTTTAATTCTAGGTGGAGCTGCTTCTCTGGTTGCTGCCGCATTAGATCAAAAAGAACTAGATGCACTTAAGCAGAATGTTGAAGAATTTAAAAACAAATTTAGTTGGCTTGGTGATATGGCATCGTTCATCGGTCTCGGTGGTCTTGCTGGGTTTATTTTTGGTGGCAAAGGCGGCCGGCTGAAGGGTGGACTTATTGGTATAGTTGCATCGCATGTTATCAGCCGTTTATATTCATCGTTTTCTGGTGGCGAATATAAAACAGATGCAGATGGCAACGTTCTAATCGATCAAAATGGAGAACCAATCAAAGAAAGCCGTTCTATGTCTGCCGCAGGATATGGTTTATCTGCGGCTGCCGGCGTAATTGCTGCCAGAAGTATTGCAAAAAGATTGCCGGCTGCCAAAATTGCCGCACAGTCAGCAGGACAACTAGGCCGTGCGGCCGGTTCGTCTTCCATTGCAGGCGTACAAGCTGCTACTAGAAAAGGTACGAGTTGGTTAGCATCACGACGTGGGCGCAAGTTCCTTGTTATTCTTGGCCGTAAACTTGGCAAAGGTCTAATGGCTAAAGTTGGAAGGTTACTTGCACGAATAGTTGCTGGCTTGTTAATGACAGCCACGGGCGTTGGCGCTATTCCAGGAATTCTTGTAATTCTTGCAAGTGTAGCATTTATTGGGTTTGATCTATTTGATATAGCAACTTCAATATACGATGCATTCAATGAGTCGGCTGCTGATGATACTGCGGCAATGGCAGTTCCAGCAAAACAAGAACAAACCGCTACTAAGGTAGCTGGAACTGATATCGGTTCTAATGCACAGACACAAATGCCTGTATCTAATCAAGCTATTCTCGAAGCCATCAGGATGAAAGAATCTGGTAATGATTACGGTGCACAGAATCCAGTTTCTAGTGCGTCAGGAGCTTATCAGTTTATTGATGGAACGTGGCAATCACTTACCAAGAAATATGGTATTGGTACAGAGTACTCTAAAGCTAAACAGGCGCCACCTAATATTCAAGATGCAGTAGCCGACAAATATGTTAGCGACATCCTCAGTAGAGCCGGTGGCGATGTATCAAAAGTCCCTCTTGAGTGGTTCACTGGAAATATACAAGGCTCATCAAACCATGCATCACCATCCGAGGTTGCATCATATCAATCTGATTGGCTAAGAATCTATAATGGTGGAAAACCAGACGTCAAAGCAGCAACCAATAGTTCTTTTAACAATACTTCTATGGCAGATAGCGTATCCGGAATGGTAAATGCTGGCGCCGAGAAGATGGGTCAGATATTTGGAATGCTTGGTTCATCTATTATTAAACCTGGTGTTGAAAAGAAATTTGCTCCTAGTGGAGGAAATGTATCAGAGCAGATTAATAATCAGTCGATGAAACTTCAAAACGATATCACATTTGGTATCAAGAAAGAAAAGGCGAAAGATACAATCACATCGCCTACTATCTCTGCCGGGAAAGCACGTGGTGCAAGTCCTACAAAGTCAGTTTCTAGTATGGATCCAAACTATCAAAACATGGATGTACTGACTAAGTACCTGTCACACTTTAGGTTGGCAGCATGACACCTGTAACCATCGGCGATCAAAAATTTATCAAAGATTTTAATAGAGGTTGGATAGATTCTAAAACTAAACAACCTGCTGATAAAGGTCTTATCCGATTGCTGGATAACTTAGTCTTAGACGAACCTGTCTTAAAAAAGCTTCGTGCCAAAATCGATAAGAATGTAGAACCTATTTTCCTCAATGGACAAAAGTTTGTCTATGACGTCAACCAGGGATGGATTGATGAGAAAACAAAGGTTCCAGTTCCGCCAAGTCTTCAACGTGTTTTAAGCAATTCAGTTCCACGTTTTGGAAAGAACGATTCACCAGATATTGATCTTACAGCAGGGTTTGGAATCGCCGGTCAGGCCGGTCTTCAACAAACTAAAGCTAAAACGCCGCCGGCACAAACAACTGGCGGTGGTATAATACCATTAAAAAATGTTAATATCAATAAGCCTATCGTAAAAATGATAGGTGCATTAGCGTCTATTGATGGATTCTTAAAGCAGCGTTTAGACAACCAGAAGATGATTGCCAAGAACAATCTGATGGCTGCTCGCGAATCTCAAATTGAGAACACAGACCAACAACCGGATATGCAAGTTGTTCAACCAGATGCTAAAAGAGTTGGCGGCTCGGCGGCCGGTCTGCTTGCACTTGGCGGTCTGGCGCTATTGACGCTGGACCCTGTTCAGGAAGCTATCAAGAGTGTTATTGGTGGAGTCGTAGAAACTGGTAAGTTTATTACCAATGTTGTATCATCAATTAATGATGCGTTTAAGTTTCTTTTTAGCAGTACTGCCACGATTCCTGAAGCGCAAGCGCCACAGAGTCAAACTACACCTACAACACAATCTTCCGCCGATCCTGCCACTCCAAATGCACAACCGGTTATTCCAGAAGAAAAGTCTTCACTCTTTACAAACGTTGCTGCCGGTGCTGCTACTGGAGCAGTTGCCGGTGCAATTATTCCAAGAATAGGTCCAGTTGCTGGAGCTGTAGTCGGTGGCGGAATTGCTGCTGTTAGACATGTTACTTCTGGTGGATCATCCGCTCCTGTAACATCTGGTGGTGTGCAATCAACATCAACACCACAAGCTACCCAATCTGCATCACCTGCTGCAGCACCTAATGCAACTCCCGCATCGCAATCATCACAGCCAACCGCGGATGGCCAGATCCCAAAGAACGATATCGTTGCACTTGGAAATTACTTGATCGGCAAGGGTGCAGAAAGAAATAAAATGCAGCATTCTGCATTCGGACCGGTGGGTGAACACAGTAAGAAATCTCGTCACTATCGTAACATGGCAATAGACGTTAACTTCTCAGGCCCGAACGAAGCAGCTATTCTTGATACACTAGAACCACAACTGCGCGCTGCAGGGTATAATACTATTTGGAGAAAGCCCGGGCACGAGACGCACATGCACGTGTCCGTGGGAGGTCCAGAAGGAGGCGGTTCATATGGCGATTCTAATACACTCATGGGAATGGCAGCAGATACTGTAAACCTTGGTGCAGAGAAGATAGGTGAATTGTTTGGCATGCTAGGGTCCGCTATTATCAAGCCAGGTGTTCCTAGAGGCAAAGAGGATTATTCTAAGGCTATTACTGCTGCAGCTACACAAACAAATGCTGAAGCTGCTGTAGCAAAAACACCTAAACCAGTTCCTACTCCACCTATACCACGACCACCTAATATCAACAGATCTGATTTTGGTGCAACACAAAATCCTGCAACCGCTGCAGACAAAAATAGCGTCTATTATTATCTTAGACGCTTTGGTTTCCAGGAATTGAGTACGCCTGTTCCGGCATTAACAACAGTATAAAAAGAAAGAGGGGAACCTTGCGATCCCCCTCTTTCCTCCAATCAATCTTCGGCAGCAAGCTTACTGAAGAACGCTAGATCATCGTCATCATCATCGACGGCTGCAGTTGCAGCAGGAGCAGCTGCCGCAGCAGCTGCCTGGAAGGTTGGGGCCGGAGCCTTATACTCTTCCTCGTCAAGTTCAACACCACGGACCTTTGCCGGAGCATTAAGGACCAGAACATTATTGAGACGCGTCTTAAGTTCGTCATACGACTTAAAGTGCTTTGGATCCACGAGTTCCTTTAGGGAATGCTCTTGTTTCCAAACGGCTTCAAGCTTATCATCATCATCGAACAGTGGTGCGGGAGAGTCGAATTCTGATTTATCGTAGTTGGGGTAGCCCTCAACCTTACGAATCTTAAGCTTAAAGTTTGCACCCGACCAAAGATCGAAGGGATTCGTTGGCTGTTCGTCTGCGAATGATGGGTTCATCAGATCGTTCAGCTTATCAAAGATCTTCTTACCGTACTTGTACAGGAAGACTTTGCCTTCGTTCTCAGGATTAGCCGGATCCTTGACAACAAGAATGTTGCTGTAATACGCCAGACGACGCTTTTGCTTACGTGCAATTTCCTTGTCAGAATCAAGACCGGTATTCCAAAGGGTGCTGTTCATTTCACCTACTGGATCGTCCTTGCCAAGAGTCGTCAATGACTTCTCGATGTACCATAGGCCAGTTGGTCCCTGGAAACCATGGTCCCAGATCTTGACGAATGGAAGGTCTTCACCTTCAGGTGCGGGGAGAAAGCGAATAACTGCATAACCGTTGCCTGCCTTGTCGGTAGCGCACTTCCAGAGTTTGTCGTCTCCGGTACGGTCATAGGTGGTATTCTGCTTGGCTAGTTCCTTTGTGAGCTTGTCAAAAGACGAAGTCGAGGAACGCTTGAGGTCTGCGAATGACATATGTTTTCTCCTAGTATGTCGTTGTATTACGTTGTTTACGGTTTGTCGTTATATTACCGATTTTCATCGGCATGCTATTTATACGACGGATCATAGCATTTTAAACCTTATGTGAATTTATCTTTTAGGATCTTCCTGCACTTGAACATGTCATAGTGAAAGAAAGGCTTGTACTTCATACACTTCTTATATATTGTAGGCCACAGGACAGTATCATCAATCTTCTTGTTCCAATGATTAAAGAAACCGAGCAGATCATTGAGTATTATTATTGACTCGATACTTATCTCTCGTCTTAGATATTGTTTAAGAAGATAA